CTTCCCTAGCCGCATCCATAACCTTCTTTTTAGTAGCTGGATTTTTGGCAAAAGCGCCTGTTTCGATATCATTAATCGGAACTTGAGAGAGCATAGCCATCATTCTATGTTGATGATCTTCTTTACGCATTTCGGTATCTAAGTTAAGAACCGGAATACCTTGCTTGGCGATGTTAATGCCCATATTATCTGCAAGCAATGTTTTACCCGTTTTAGGTCTTGCTCCAATAACATTGACAGTTCCCTTTCTGAAACCTCCTCCGATAGCATAGTCGTATCTGGGGAAGCCAGTTGAAATACCAATCTGATCGACAGGTGTTTCACAGAGCTCTTCCAGATGCTCCTCGACATCATCAAACATTTGAGTTGGGGATTCATCTTCGCCAGCTACCATAGATGTAATATCCATGACACCTTCCTCGGCCATACCTAAAATCTTAGCGATAGGTTCATCACCTTTGATTTCTAGATACTTCTCTTGAGTAAGCTCAAGTTGATCATGCATCATGCGTGCAATCTCAAGCTTCCTGACCTTGGCAGCAAACTTTCTCACATTAGGAAGCAACACAGGAAACTTCATTACAGAAGACATATGTTGCACTTCTTGGCTGTTGAAAAAGTCTGATAGTCCAAGCTCTTTTGCCGCAGACATCATAGTCGGTGCATCTAGTGACCGAGTATCATCTACTTCAAGAACATGTTTCATACAGGAGTACAGTACAGAATTAGATTCGTCTGTAAATGTGCTTTCCGAAATAATGTCACAGACATCATAGTATGCCTCTGACCCGTAACGAAAAACTCCTGCTAAAATAGCTCTTTCTGCTGGTAAATCACTTAACATATTTATCTTCCTGAAATACATGCGTTACATCGCCAGCGATCTTTGTTGTAGACTGACGATGGGTAAACTTCATGGTCTTTGTGACAGGCGATACACTTAATGCTAATCTTTTCAGCTTTGGCTCGTTTGCCTCTGAAAGGATTGACTGTTGCATTTTGATCTGCCTTCGATGCTTCCTCTAATTCTTTTCTTTCATCTGAGGACAATGCGATTGTTCCCATCATCTCATCAAACTTATTTACAAAATTAGAATCTTTGTTTTCTTTATTCTTGTTATTGCCGCGCTTACGCTTACCTTTTCCACGACGACGCTTCTTATCTTTATTTATAGTGAAGACACCATCAGTACTTTCTTCTTCTTTGCCGGACAGCAAATCCTTGATCTCTTCTTCTGAGAACTGACTCAATAATTCTAGTAATAATTCTTTCTTATCCATTTCTACTTATCTTTGCTCTCTGAAGGTTAATATACAAGTCACTTAAGTTCTTAACTGAGGAGGCGAGATAAGTCAGTCTATCGGCTCGCTGTTGAGCATACTTTTTAATAGCTAAAAGCTTTTTAGTGTAGCCGTCTTCATTTGCGGCCTGATAATACTGACTATCCCACGACCCTCTATATTGACTCTCTCTTCCTGAGATGACGTTTCTAATAGCGCCTTCTGCCCAGTTAACTCTTGCGATTTCTCGATTATAAGATCTTTGCAAATAAAACGAGAATCCTCCAAGCGCAAGTGCAGCTTCAGCACACTGATCTACAGTGAGCTTTTCCATTTGCTGCCGAGGCATACTCATTAGCTCATGAACTGAATCGTCATGAAAATTGTTTGAGTATGCGGAGAGCCCTAAATTTGATTCGTATTGGTCTAATATTTCGTCTAGCTTGCCTAGTCGTTCCGTTGGAGTATTCGTGTTTTCCATTCTTCAACTTTCTCATCATAAGGTAGTTCGACGTATGTAATATTATTATACTCACACCAGTCTTGTTTTCGCATGTCTTTTCTTCGCTGATTTGCAAAATCTTGTGCAGAAGAATGAAACATTGAATTAAATTTGTAGTGTTGTTGCCCATGCACTTCTACAACAAGCTTTAGTGTATTGATATAGAAATCAAAGTAAGCTCGTTCGTTTCTTGTGATAGGAACAAGCACTTCTTCTAAGATCTGGACAGTGGGGAAGAGCTCTTTCAGCAAATCCCTAGCTGCCAGATGCAATTTAGATCGAGGACGACTATCATTAGCTTTGACGACGTAGCCAGATAAGCTCCAGTTATGTTGCTCATTATTTAAGTCCCTGATTTTCATCTTTGCTCCAGTAAAACTCGATCTAATTTTCTGGTTGTTCGATACCAACCATCTCGAATACTTGCTTATTGTATTCAGCATACTTCTCTGGATTATCTTCAAGGTACTGTGCGAAGTTTGCTTTACCCTGAACCTTTTCACCATCAGGTAGTTTCAACCAAGCTCCAGCCTTAGAGATCAAACCAAAGTCAATAAGTAAATCAGCAAGTTCCATTTCTTTCCAGATGCCCTTACCATATCTGATATGGCTTTCAACCTTTTGGCCGGGAGGTCCAATTGCAGAAGTTACAATCTGCCAGTGAATCGTCTGACCAATCTGTGTTTCTCCTTGCATCAAAGGTGTTGAGTGCGTAGCATGAAGCTTGACATCAACCTGATACTTCAATGCCGAACCAGACTTCTCTACTTTTGTTTTACCTCTGCCAAACCTATTGACATTTGCCATCAGGTGCGTAATCCCAACAACAGTAACTCTATTAATTGGCAGTACATTAGAAACTCTACGGCAGAACTTCGCCAGAATCTTTTGCACAGACATAACCTGCATGTCAGTCAAGTTCCCTGTTAGCTCAGATTCGCTCGATAGTGCTGAGAACGAGTCAACAACAGCAAGAGCTCCCGGCTGAGTGTGGACGATATTATCAATAATCCCGAGATACTTTTCAGCAGAAAGAATATTACCTTCAGTTGAAGCAATAATCTTCATCTTCTCTGGATCTAGACTCAAGTCTGTAATTCCTTCTAGGTCTCTTTTCTTGAGTCGTCCTTCAATGTTTGCATAATAGATTTCACGTTCATAGTACTTCTGAGCATTTGCACAGAAAGTTAATGCCGTTACTGTCTTTCCTACCTTTTCTGGCCCTGTCATGATAAACAGTGATCCTTCAGGAACTCCACCACCAAGTGCCATATCTAATTTTGGCCCTACAGACAAAACCTTAAGTGGTCTTTCTGTAATGGAAGCAGGATCATGAAGGACATCGCCGTACTCTTTAACGATGTCTTTATTCATCTAAATCCCTTAGCTTTGAAATAATTGATTTCTTAGTATTGTTTGTTTTGTGTTTGACCTCTTCTGAGTCCTTTATATTATACTCAGTATTCGCCGGTCTTTCGATAACTTCTTTTGATTTTTCTTCAATTATCTTTTTTAAGAATGGTGAACGTAAAGAATACGTAGACCAACAGCGATTGTCTCTTAATGCTGCGATGACAGGCTCTTCGCCAAATTCCTTAATTAGCTTATTGGCAATAGTGATTTGATACCTGTAATATTTACACCACTCTTTAATCTCCCAAAATTTCATTGGAAGCTCTTTCTTTTCCTTTTGCGCTTTCTTCTCACATACAAGCTCCGTAATGTATTGTGGTGCGGAGACCCAACCATTAGGGCTGTAGCGAGAAGGATAGCGACTTTTATTAGTTCTGTTTTTTGCCATTACTTAATCGTATGGATAGCGGAATGATTCTTGCTCTTGCCAGATAGCTGACTTCTCATACCATCAACTCTTTGGGAAGTTGCTTCTGTCATGATTGAGACTCCACGATTTCCGTTTGCAGTTTTGTTGATATTAGTTTGAACTTTTGTTTTTTCTTCATTGTATGACTCAACATACTCTGTAACAAGTTCTTCGTCTCGGTCTAGTGCCTTTGCAATTGTGGCAGCGTCCATACCATTGTTAAGCATACCTTGAATCGAATACTTTTCAGTCTTCGTCAAGCTTTTTGCATTAGATAGTTTACCCATTATGAGTCCCTTTCTGCATTATTCAACCAAGCAACATTCTTGGTTTTTAGAAAATTAATATATTTGTCAAATACTTGTTTTGTTGTTTCTTTAAACTCCCATTCTGGACGACCAGCATGGCGCATTTGTTTTCTTGCTGTGCCTTCCGAGTACAAGCCAATAGGATTATAGAGACGACCATAACGACCACGCTTTACATAATATTTGGTTCGTCTCCCTACCGCAATCTTTTTAGCATACGCATCTGCATGATCTTCATTGCTTTCTTCTAATCGCGGAAAACCCTTCGAGTCTTGGAACTCTTGCTTGCCATAGATTGTAAATACTTCTGTAGAAGAGTCATTATTCTCTTCTTTATCTTGATTGATTACAAACTCCATTACTTGTTCCTCTTTCTTTTAGATTTCTTTTCTTTTGTCCACTTCTTAGCATCTTTAGGGCGATCCATTTTAGTCATCCCGTCAGTAAGTTTGCCGGACAAAGTGTCTTTTGTTTTTGTCTTTTGTTCTTGGATCATATCTTCAACTCGCCTTCTACCAAGCTTCTCACTCTGCTTATCGGCGTAATGACCAAGTGTCTTAGTTTCTGATAGTGAATAGCTATAACTACCATAAACTTCATCTTCCTCATAGTCTCTATGTACGGTTTTTATCTTGCCGCAACTTGGACACTTTTTTCTACTTTTGTATTCTGACATATGACAAAATATAGACCACTTATGGTCGCAATTATCACAGGCGTAACTGTATTCCGGCATATTACATCCTATCTAATAACTTTTCAAAAACACTTGTTTTGAGATATGGCTTCCAAATCTCTGGAACTTTCTCATACGGAGATAGTCCAGCGACAAACCTATTACCGTTAGGTATCGTCGGCTCATTAATTAAACTCATTCTTGCTTCTTTTGGGGTCTTGCTCCCCTTTTTATGATTGCAGTCGAAACAACAAGCAACTACATTTTCCCAATGTGTTGGTGTTTGATTGTTCTTTCTTTTATCTGGATATAGTTTCCACTGCGCTCTTGGCAATACATGGTCAATGGTGGCTTCATACTTTTTTAATTCTGTTCCACAATATTGACAAGTGAGTTGGTCTCTTAATATTATATTTCTTTTAGTAAATGATGGCGGAAATTTAGATCTGTTTATATATCTATTCGACGCAACGACTGCAGGCAAAGGATGTTCTATCCCGCCACCAGAAGTGATTGTGACTCCGCTATAATATTCTACCACAGAAACGCCTTCTTCGGGTATTTCTTGGCCAACAAAATGCAAACAAATTGCTCTTTTCCAGCCAATAATTCCAAGAGGCATGTAATCAGAATTTAATACGAGAACTTTTTTAGGCTTCCCCAGATGCATGTAAAGTCTTCAAAATCCTAGCAACAACGTCGCTTCTAATAATGTCAGAATAGTCTAGCTCACAAACCGCAACGCCTTCAACTAGTTCAAGCGTATCCATACATTTCTCTAGACCTCCACTAGTGTTTCCTAAGTCACTTTGTCTCAAGTCGCCATTTATGACAGCTTTTGAATTTCTACCTATTCTAGTTATGAACATTTTTATTTGTTCAAAGGTAGCATTTTGTGCTTCGTCAAGAATCATAAAGCACTCATGGAAGTTCCTACCTCGCATGTACTCAAGAGGACAAAGCTCTATAGTTCCGTTTTCTCTCATGTTCTCTACCCTGCTAGGAGTGAGATACATGTTCATTTCTTCAATAATAGGAACTAGATAAGGATTAATTTTTTCTACTAAAGTTCCCGGCAGATGTCCTAACCCTCTTCCAGATTCAACAACAGGTCGAGTTATGATAATCTTTTTAACCCTTTCTTCCATCAAGTACTCACAAGCCAACCCTACTGCGACACTTGTTTTACCTGATCCTGCTGGCCCTGAACAAAATGTTACATCTGCATCGACCATTTCATCTATGTATATTTGCTGATTATTAGTTTTAGCTTTCAGCGATTTTCTTCTTTGAGGAGATTGTTTTTGAGGAGTTGCTTTTTTTCTTCTAGCCATTAATTAGCCTCCAAGGATTAATTATATACATGCAGTCCAGATTGCCTGAGCCCGAAGGCTCAGACAAATTGAACTAGAATTGTTAAGGACAAGGACACTGTGTAGTTGCAACGTCTCCGTTGTAAGCCCCGTCTTGCGATGGTGGATTTCCAGTGCTTCCACAACCTTCTCCTGTGCTTGATACATACCAATCAGATCCATCCCACATCCAGATCGTTTCTCCACAGAAGCTTTCTGTTCCTGTAGAGGCTGGAGATCGAGTTGCCAAATTAGTTGCGTGTACAAATTGAGTATCGCTAGACACAACCAATCTCTTGACGGGCATCTCAATAACATCTCCTACGGCTATGTAATTGCTGGGGCAATCTCCGCCAGCATCACTTCCACTTTCTTGAATTTCTCTGACACCGACTACAAAATCACACTCAGACTCCTTCCAGTAGGGGTTTGCATATGATGTTACTGTGCCGTCTGCGATAGATCCGCTACTGGGGATAAGGCCGGTAGGCCACGCAGTATAGATTTTAGAACTAACTGTACATTGATTGGGGTCTATCTCTTTAAATGTAGTGACACATGAGTCCGCTCGTGCAACAACCGCATCAGCACCGGCTCTCCAATGCCCAGCTACAGAGCCCCTTCTTCCAAATCCATCGTTCTTTCTTGTGAGACATTCACAAGCGGTTGGAGTCATTTCATATCTAACAAAGTCCAAGCCGTAAATATTCCCGTAGGCATCCACATTCGCCAAATCATAATCTGGAGAATTTTTGCAGTCGTGATCTGTTTCGTACAGAATCCCGTTATATACGTTATCATTGTTGCAAAGTTCTGTGTCATTGCTTGTCGCTGATCCCGGCCCCGCATATTTAAGATTACTTTGGTTTATGAAAAATGTGCAGTTTCTTCCTATTTGGTCTAATAGGGTGTCAAGTCCAGCCTCAACGGCGGGAGTTATAGGGCCCGATGTCAAGTCAAAATAAAGAGATATATCGTCTGAGATCTTACAATCATACTGATCAAGGAAGAACAAACCTGTATCGTGGTCTGACCCATCTCCTCTCGGAAGAATTCCGCTAAACACAGCTCTTCTTGTCCAATCCGGCTTTGAAGGAGCATCTAGAGGAGTCGTAACTCCCGTACAGGCTAGGTAAAGAGCTGGGTAATTGCACGTCTCATCATCTAAGGTTTGAGGACAGTCCTCACAATTTTCGACTGCACCTCCGTTATGTAGGGTTTGCTGTTGCGGAGAACCTACAAAGTAGGTTACGGTCTCGGATCGAGTACTTTTATCTGCGCCTACACTATTTGATCCTCTAGAGGTGACATCTATATCTACGTCTATAGCTAGTAGACCGCTTTCTACCGAAGCCGATGGATCAGTATTCCATCCATTGTAATAGTCCCAATTTCCATTTCTTATGCTCGTATTAATTTGAGGAGCTACTGTTCCTTGAGCAAAAGGTTGTAAGGAATTTGCAGAGTTACTAGACGTGTCATTCCCAGTTGTTGCTTGTGGTTCATATTCGGGTAGTCCGGAATTTGAAAATGGATAAGAGGTAGAGCTTTCTGTTCCGCTAGCGTATGATGACGGAACTAAGTTTGTTGTTGCAGTAGTAACTGAGCTAAATTTAGAAGTTGTTGTGCTTACCTCATTTATTCCTGAAGGCTTGCCATCTTCGTCATAAACCCCTGTTATAGGTGTGGTCGATATATTTGTTATAAAAGACAT